GTTGTAATGCCACCAGCAGAGGCAGCTACTGCACTAGCTGCAACCAAAGCCGCTTCCTGAATCTGAACCGAATCAGAGGCTGCATAACCGTATCCAGCTTGCTTGATTGTCAGGGAATAGTCCAAGGCAGCAGCGCCGGAATTTGTAATCGTTAGATCAACAGTTAGGCCTGTACCAGAACCTCCAGTGATAGTGGGAAGATCAGTATAAGTACCATTGACACCAGCTGAAGGGTATGCAGTGTTTGTCCCGATGCCAGTAACGTTTCCATTGCCCTCTACAAGGGCTACGTGAGAAAAGGAAATTGCCGTAGAGCCGCCGTCATGCGTAAAGATTGTCGTTTTAGTCGACAGAGCCACGCCATCATCGCTGTAGGCGCTTACATCACCACCAGCGTAGGCAATAACTTGACGAACATAACCACCAGTGCCAGCAGTAACCTCATTACCCAGGAACGTGGCGTCAACAGTCGTGCCAGGAATATAGCTTGTGCCAGGCGCATTAATCAGCCACGCTTCGTAATACTTACCTACGAAACGATTGGTGACCTGTGCCGTTAGCTCGGCGGGCGAGATCTTAGCGGCAATCGCCATGGCACGACATTAGAATCGTCCGTAGGATTCCTATGAGGCAAAGATGTCGGCGTCGACGACTGTTGCGTTGCTCGTAATAACGCTGCCCAAGTAGCTAGCGGGAATCCCACCGTTAGGATCAATATTTAGAACATCGCCAGCCGTAACAATCAGACCACCAACAAAACAGGTGAAAGCTGCATTAACGTTGACAATCTCCTCTTCTGGAGCAAGGATAGCGGGCTCGAAGTAGGTAGCCAGGTCTTGCGTCATAAAGTGAACGTCAATATCGAACACATAGCTACCAGAATCGACATTGGTTTCTCCACTGACAGACGGAGGTGAGCCAGGCGTAGACCCTGTGCCGACAATGTTGTCAGGGATGGTTACACTGCCGTCAGAGAATCCGATCCAGATGCCATTCATGGCAACTACGGATCCCTCTGCGCTTACACCCCACTGGCATGCGTCCATTCGCATAGCCATCAGCTTACCCTTGGTACTGTCGTAGTAACGGAATGGGCGACCGGGGTGCCATCCAGTGGCGATTTCTTCGCGTAAAGCTTCGGCTAATTGAATGCCATATGCATCGCCCTTGATCCAACGTTCAATATAATTAGAGTAATCTGCTACTGCAGTATCGATCTCGCCCTGCGTGTCAAACAAAAGGGGCACAGGGATAGATTCCTTAGCAATATAAGGTCCAGATTCGGTAGGGGGTGATTGATAACGACTAGTATACAAATACAAAGTAGTTGTTTTGTCGACTGTCGAAGTCGTGGGAGTATTTACTAGATCGGGAATCAGAGGGTTAGCGCTAATCGTGGTAGAGATGCGTCGCTCAAAGGTTTTAATTCCATTGAGTGCATCAATATTGCCCGTAATACCGGAACCCCTAGCAGTGATACTGGTATAAGTCGTAGTCTCTTCAGTGTTGGAGTTGTTGGCATAGGTGTACTCAACGGTGACGCTACTCACCCGGTACATATCAGTAAGACTCAGTGTGGTGAAGTCTTGAGGTGCACCGTTGACGATTCCAGAACGCCAGTTAAAGGGCTGAGCACCAGAAGCAGTTGTTGCATACGTATCGGTAACAGTCTTGACTAGTTCATTAGCAGTCCCGTAATAGTTCACCTGCTCGCTATAGGTAAGCAAGACTTCGTCCATACCATCAGTGGGACAGCCACCGTTGGGCTGACATGCAGTCGCCCAGGTATACCTGCAATAAGCGAACTTATCAGCGAAATATTGCTGATTAGCCTCTAGGGCAGGACCACGAACCTCGCTATACACACGGGAGACTTGACCTGCGGGGCCGTTATATTCAGTACGGCGGGTTTCACGGCGCTTGGCAGGCAGAATCAGAGGTGTCTGCTTGGTCTCGTAGCCTTCGTTGCAGGAAGGAGTGCCGTTGTCTGCGGGCTGGGTTGGAGTATTACCGCAAGTACTTGTGGTACCAGTAGAAGATGACGATGTCTGAGTTCCGGTGACACTGGTCAATGTGCCGTCGTTGACACGCTGGTAAACAACAGCAGGATACGTCAGGTAGTAATAAGAATCGCTCTCGGTGATGTCAACTTTTCCAGCTTGATCGCTGGCTACCTCATCGGAAGGAGCTTGGTAAGACAGCTCGATCTGGTCGGGGATTGCTCGAGTGCCAGCAAGTGGTTTCGCGGAAAGTGCTGTGACACCAAGTACCGAAGTCCAGTCACCAGTCGCTACACCAGCAGTACTGTCGCCATCGAAGAAAGTGCCGGAGACTAGGGCACCCTGGTTATCTTGATACAAGTATTGACCAGCGGAAGCAAAGGCAGCAGCAACATTAGAGTAACTGCGCTGAGCAACGTCAAGATAAATCGGACTCAGAGCTACAAGATCATCAACCTGATCGGTCAATGCAGCCAGAACCAATCGACAGCCAATCTCTACGGTAAGCTGGCCCTCCTCGGGCTCGTAAGAGGTGGACAAAACATAAAGCAAGCCGCGAGGATGTCGAGCGACTGTGCCGTCTGGGTAAGTTACTTCAAGAATGACGGGAATGCCCCGCTTAAAATTATCTCGGTCGTAATCTTCTGTATTGTATCCACCGGGGACTTGCCCAAGAATTACGGTTCCTGCAGTTGAGATCAGTCCATTTTTATTTGCGGAACTGTCGCTGCAGGTCCAAGAAACCAACGATCCTGTGTAGTCAGAGCCTCCGATAGACAGACTGTGAACGCGAGTTTGATTAACAAGGTAAGACATTTCAAACCTCCGTCAAACCAAAGCTCACCAATACAAAAGCAGGACCCCACCTGTCATAGGTTGGGTTAGTGCTGAATACTGCATTAGTACTTACCTGAGGACCAAACATATCATCGACAACTGCCACAGCAGCAGCCAAGCCATTTGAGCGGTCGGTGTCCCAAGCCTTGAACATCGCGTCAAAAGTAACGGCGTCAGCCTTGGCAATCGGAGTGGAAATTGCCCAAAGATACTTTTGACTATAAGGGGCTCCAGTAATTATATTTGCGCCGTTGGCAGAATTACTAAACGAAAAACCGTCTAAATATGTTCTAGGTAATTCAGTTCCAGTAAACTCAGTAAAAGTAAAGCTGTAGCTTGGCGACCCAGCATTCGGCGTAAAAGACACTCCTATCTGGGACATTTAAGGGCACCGAGCTTGACTAGTTTGCCGATGCAGCACTTGCAATTGAGACATATTTACTGATATTTTCAGGGCTATAGCCACCGCACCATTGAATCCTGTTGGTGTTCAGTACACGGTTCCTGAAAGCCTCGTCGTGATAAGCCAGCTCCGCAAAAGTCAGATCATGAGATTCTAGAATTTTCTCTACCACCTCATCGGGAGCACCTTCATTTACCGCAGCCTCATATGCAATACGCCTATAGGCTAAACGATTCCGCAGAGCTTGAATGTCTTGGGACTTGCCGTCGTCAGCAGGCCCCTTGATACCTAAAGCGCTTTCAATATAAAGCTGTGCCTGGTCTTCAGTAGATCCAAAATGAAACATACTCACTCCAAGCTGATCAATTATACCGACGACGCTTAATCCGAGCCAAGGTCACAAGCACATCAGAAGCAGCCTTACTGGTATTAGTAGCTTGAATTGTGACGTTATTAGTGGTGTTGCTGCCGCCCTGTTTCAGAGCGTTCAGCATACCCTTCAGGAGCCTGGTATTGCCAGAGGAGTCTGCCCCTGTAGGAGTCCTGCCCTTCACATTCAAGCCGCTGCTGGGAATGTCCAGCCCTGCTGCGACATGAGCAGGAATAATCGTACCCGAAGAAGGAGCAGTCCAGACATCCCAGGGCTTGGCGTTGATCATGCTCAGCTTTCCGCTATTCGACAAGAAAGCTTCTTGACCAAATTCATTGATATGCGTCTTAGATCCACCAGAAATTGGTCCGCCAGCAAAATTACTTGGTATTGATGAATTAGTATTCTTAGAGTTCAACCTAGCAGCCGCATTAGCGGCGTCATTGATCCGATCGGTTAAATCAGAGTATTTACGACTGAGGCCCGAGACCAAGGTAGCCTGCTCGGATAGAAGGTTCTTGGTCTCAATATGTTTAGCATTACTGATGTCTTGCTGTTCTAAGATTTCTCGATATTTGCCAACTGCCGCTTTCTTTTCTTCTTCCGATTGCCGGATGCTGAGTTCAGCTTTTCTTCTACTGGCTTCCTGCTCATCAACGAATTTACCAAGCTCAGTCGTAAGGTTTTGAATTGCAGTAATCTGCTTTTCTTGTGCATTTCGAATTTTTTCCTCTTGCTCAGCTTTAGCTTTTGCGCGTTTTTCCATTAGCTTCTCAATCTCTTCTTGCCGGCGCATTCTCGAAAGTCGTGCCTGGGCTCTTATTAACTCTTCTTTACTTAATTTCCCTGAATCAATTTTATTTATCAATGACCGTTTCTCGAAATTATAAAGCTTTTGCTCTTCTGGCGTCCTTTTTTGAAGAAGTCCGATTTCGGCATCAATAAGCCTCAGTTTTTCATTGTAAATATTATTAATCGTCTTAACTTCCTCGTTGTAGGCTTTGTTGACATCAGCAATTTTTTTATTGGTTGCTTTTTCTTCTGCCTGAATCTTCTCATCTATCCCTTCAATAATCCTTTTTTGTTTTTCAATCTCGAGATCATATCTACGCTCAACAGTATTAATCATATTCGCCAAAACTCCCCTTTGCTTCACGTACTCTTCATTAACCTTAGACGCTTCCTCCACCAATCCCTGAAGCTTGTTTTTAAGTTCTTGCGCATGCTGTTGAGCTTGCAAGGCGCTGATATTGAAGAATCCCCAGAAAGGCTTAGAGGCTTGATCAAGATTTGCCAAGGCGTCGTTGACACCGACTAGGCCAAGAGACAAAGCTTGCGATTCAGTTTTAGCTCGGTTTATATTAGTTGACAAAGTATAATAAGCAGCCCCTGCAATAACAGCTGCTGTCGCAATAGCGGCCAAGATCACCGGATTTGACATCATGGCAATCGTGAGTGCCTTAAGCGATACGCCGATCATAGCTATGACAGACTGCAAACCCCCAAGGGTATAGATAATTGCAGAGATTTTAGCGACAGCCATGACTGTAAAAAATCCAGTAGCGGCTATAGCCAATGAAGCCAAAGCTGCCGCAACAGTTCCGGCATTTTCGGCAAGAGCATTGAAACCCTTGGTCAGCAAGCTCAGTGTTGTAGCAGCCGGTCCCCCCATGGCTTGGTCAATAAGGGAAAATGCCTCTACGGCTTGTAGTGCTAGGTTCTGTAGAGCAGATTCAAGCTTACGTAGTTGACCGATCCAAGTCTGATCTATCCTCTTAGCGATCTCTGCAAAAGCAGAGCCCTCTGAGGTCATTCCATCTAAAGCAGCTTGAACCTCAGTGAACCCGATCAATCCATCAGCAGCAAATTGCTTGACCTCTGTAGTGCTGATCCCAATAACATCGGCCAGCTCTGTCCAAATAGGGATACCTTGAATGGCAAACTGCGTCAGGTCGCGAGTGTA